TTATATTGTTTCCTTAAGGAGAATACAACTATGCCTAATGAAGAATATCAAAATGGTTCTGCTTTATTCAGTGTACGAAATAGAAGCAGTCGTAGATTCAAAGAAACACATTTACCACCAGACTTTTTTGATAATGGTTCGGTTAATGCTGAACATTCTGCTGTTATTAATAGTAACCCTTATTCTGTTATTATTAAAGAAGAAAGTGTATTTGGTGCTAAAAGTGGTAAGTCAATCGAACATCCATCTACATTATTTTCAACAACTGAAATCATTAACATGTCTAATACTGATATTAATATCAGTAATCGATTTGGGTATGTATATCGATTAAAACCAGGTACAGAGAATTCTTCTTTAAGAAGACTAACTCTGGAAGATAAAGAAATGGTTTTACGATATGGTTCCGGTCTTTATATTATTGTTAGACATTTGTCTAATTTAGAATCAATAGTGCCGACTGTTGGTTTACTAAACTCAATTGAAAACAGCTATAAAGAATCAGGTAATAACGACGATGCTTTGTTTGGTATTACTGAAAATAGACGTTTATTTGGTAAAGTATTAGAAAATAAAAAAGAGTTGGAAGATAAGATATCCGATGTAATTAAAGCTACCAAAGGCCCTTATTCCACAAACCTCTACTTAGCAAATAGTGAGTTAGTTACTGTATTCTATTATCCTGAAGATATTATTCGCATGAATAAAATTATCTACGATAAAGAATTGGATATTGTAATTTCACCTAATGTAGTAAATTATAAACAAATTATCCACCCATCATTCTCTATTGAAGATTCTGAAATACATCAAGCTATTCGAAAAGAATTGACAGAGCAAGGTAAATTAGAATCTATTAAATTCATTACCAATAAAGAAAATGGTAAAATTTATCGTAAGATGGGTAATAAGATTCAAGTTATCAAAGGTGAAAAACCAACTAATGGTGAAGATTCTGGTTTATACATTTATACTTCTTATTTAAACGATGAAGATAATATTGAAGTGGTTAATGTATTTATTCCTTACCGCGATAAAGAAGCATTGCAAGAACATGGTTACTTCACTACATCGGATGAAGCAAGAACTTATAATTCTGAAATTGAAATTCGTAAACTTAAACAACAGGAAGTTATCTTAAATAATCAATTTAAAGAACAGGAACGTGAACACGAACTTAAAGTACGTCAACTGAATGAAGAGATTAACCAAAAAGAAAGAGAGCTTAAAGAACTTAAACTTAAATTAGACCATATCGAAACATTAGGTAATCACGAGAATTCTCGTGAAGAGAGAACATTTAAACGTGAAGAAAGGACTTATCAAGCAGAGAATAGAGAAGTTGAAAGAAAATATAGACTTATTGACCGTAACTTAGACTTGGAGGAAAAAGTAATCGAAGAGCGTTCTAAACGCGTTAAAGCAGAAGTAGCAGCAGCAAGTGCCGGTAGCGCTGACACATCACGTAATCTTGCATCTACTGCTGGTATTATCACAGGTACAGCTGCGATTGTTGGAGCCGTAACTAAAGTAGTCTCCGATAGTAAAAAAACATCAGCTGTTGGAACTATAGCTAAGAAAGGATTTTTAGCATTATCAACATCAAGCGTCGCAACCAAAGCTGTTGCTGGCGTAGCTGGTAAATCAGCAATAGGTGCATCGGCTTTTGCCGGTATTTCTTCTATAGGCGCAGCCTTACCTATTATTGGAGCAGCAGCAGCTGTGGTAGGTATTGGCTATCTTATTTTCAAAGGAATTGGAAAATTATTTGACTTCTAAATTAATTTGAGTGAATTATCTCTTAATAGATAATTTAAGTGTTTTATTATTGTTAAAAGAATATCGCGAGTCTTTTACCATGGTAGAATATACTTTAATAATTATACAAGGAAAACAAACATGAATCCTTTATTGATACAACGGATTAAGGAAGATACTCCACATATTGACGAGAGAATTGGATTAGGATTGTCTTATCACGACAATCCTAATATTCCTCTTTATGTGGATAGACTGTTTCGTATTAACTCGAAACGGTTTCCTAAAAAGTTAAAGTATCTTGGTTGTGAAAAAGTCCCTCCGAAAGAGGGTTACCAATACATGACCAGAATTAGTAATAACAATACACGTAAATACGATATCAATCGAAATGATATTCGTTTATACGCTTTTAACTTTGACTTTGATGGTCAGCCGATTCGTAAATATATCTATCTTCCATTTATTCGTCGACATGGATTCATGTGGATGAATGGTGTAAAATACATGGTTGCACCTGTAATGGCAGATGGTATTATTACAATTAAGCCTACTGAAATCTTTGTCAAGTTGATTAAAATTAAATTGTGGTTTGAACGTATTCGTAATGTAAATATTGTTGTAGACGGCGTGCCTGAATACACATCTATTTATCATTCTAAAATCCACAATAAGAAAGACACTGGTCGTACTGACAATTTCATTAAAATGAAATGCACTCTGGTACATTATCTGTGTTGTAAATTTGGGATGACTAAGACATTAGAAATGTTTGGTTTTAAACCTGGCAGTGTTCTGATGTTAAATCGTGATGATTTTGAGAATCCTGACGATGTATTAAATCAATATCCAAAAGACGAATGGGTGATTGTCGAGAGCAATGGTCGTAAACCACCACACAGTTATCTCTATCCTTATTACGAACCTACGAAGATGTTCTTCGCAGTACATCGTAAAGAATGGGAAACTATTCGTTCAGCTAAAACAGTTATTGGTACATTGATTTACGTGTTAAGTCACTATACTCGTTACAATCGAATGAATCCAGATATTGTAGATAATACAGAAGCATGGCGTAGCATGATGGGTGAAGCAATTTGTTCTACATCAGACCATGCATCTATTATTCAAGACAATATTGATAAACACATGGTTTCATTAGATGGTTATGTAGATGACATGACTATCGATGATTTCGAACGAATTGGTTTGGGACATATTGACAACATTTATAAATTGTTTGTTTATATTGTTGAAAACTTTATTGACCTAACCAGTGAGATTTCACAAATTTCTAAATCCAATACTTTGTATGGTAAGCAATTGCAAATTTGTCAATTCTTATTATTCGATTTGACTAAAGCCATTAACAATGCTTACTTTAATCTTAGTACATTGCGTTTAGAAGAAGACAGAAACCCAAATGTACCTGTTAAGTACGAAGCTGTACGTAAAGCAATTGAAAGCATTCGTGCTGAAGTTGTTATGCAGATTAAAAACCATACAGAAATTATTGTGGTAGATGACCCAGCTGACTTACCTATCTTGAAAATGGGACGTATTGTTATCCCACAAGAGAAGTCTGATAAAGCCAGAACATCTAATACACAATTTAATGTAGAAGACCCATCTGTAGCACTACATGAATCTCTGTTAGAATGTGGTGCGGCATTTGATATGTCTAAAGCAGACCCATCTGGTCGCAGTAGATTAAACCCATATGTAACCATTACAGACGATTACACCATTGTGCCTAATCCCGAACTTGTCGATAAAATCGATGCCGTTAAGAAATTGTTATACGGTGATGTCGATAATAGACATGAAATTGTAGACACAGAGTAATTGTTAAAGTATATTTTAAAAAGGAAACTAACATGAATATCGATTTGTATCAAACAGCACCTCTGCAACAAATGGTTGGTGAGATGTTGACACAAGTGATTGATGAAACACTTTATGCAGGCCCAAACCAAGTATCATTCTTTCGTGGTTGTGCTGCTGACGCGATAAGTCAAAACAATAATTTGTTCTCTGAAATCTACGTGAATATCTTGCAGGTTTTAGAAAACGAATATCTGTCTAACCAAATCAACCCTAATAACCAAAATCAAGTATTCAACTTAGTAAGTAATTCTTTTGTTGATGCTGTTCCGTATATCTTCTTGAACTATGGTCCAATGAACCAATTAAATGCTCAAGAAGCACATGGTGTACGTAATGATGCTAATAAGTATTGTTCTTACATTGGTAATATCCAACGTCAGTTAGCACGTCATTACAGTAACAGTAATGGCATGATGTATGGTAACAACAATGCTGGTAGTTTCGCTACGCGTGGCGGCATGGCTATGCGTAATAATAACGTAGGTGGTAATGGTGGTTCTCGCTGGGGCAATGTACGTGGTAATAACTTTGGTGGTATGGGTGCTAATCGTGTAGATAATACATTTAGTGCTTCTAACACTCAAGCACATGATGTATTTGGTCGTGGTAGTAATAGCAGTAACTCTACTCAACAAAATGATAGTAATGATTACTTCGCTATCAAACGTCGTAAGTATGTTGAAAGTCAAAATACTCAAAGTAACCAACAAGATAATTCAGCTTACAATGAGTTAGTAGATGAATCTGCTGTTCTTGGTACACCTACTGTTGTTCATGGTAATGCCAACCAATACGAAGAGCGTTTTGATAAATCTGCTTCTAACGAAACTCATTCAAACAACCAAACAGAAGTACAGGTTGAAGAAGATGGTTTCCCAATTGTACCGAATAATCGTCGTAAAATGGCAATTGGTCGTAACTGGTTAGTAGGTTTATGGATTAATACTTCTACCAAAGGATACGAAGATATTAATGAAGTAAAAGTACGCCGTAAGTTAACACCTGAATACTTATACCCATTTGACTATACCAAACATCGTGAAAAACTGTCTGAAGATAAAGATGGTTTGTATTTTGAATACTACGATGCATACGGTTTGGTTCAACGTGAATATGTATTTGCATTTAATGCGAGCAATAAACTATGGCAATCTTACAACTATATGAATAAACGTTGTATGATTGAATTAGATGAACATGGTTTACCTTGTCAGGTGTTGTACGATTTAACTGAGGAAGAAAGAATGGAACTTAAAGACCATATCATTCCTGGTAAAACACCAGGTATCTTAGGTAGTGCTCTAATCCCTAATCGCGAGAACCCACCTAGTCTGGAAGAAGAGATTAAGTATCTGACCATGACTGATGAAGAACGCGAGTATCAAGAAGCCGAAATCATTGCAAATGGTGGTGAAGTAAATGAATACAATGTAACCATTAACGATAATGAGATTATCGCTGATAACTTACCATCACTGGTTACTGAAATTATCGATGATGTTTATACAGAACACGGTAATTCTCGATTGGTTGAAAGTGATGTCACTATCATGAATCCTATTTCTACTAAGAAACGTCAGTTAGAAGTAGTACGTAAAATCAAAGAATGTAAAACATTCGATGATTATCGTGATAAAATCATTAAACCATTGACTAAAGCGCGTGAGTTTGTTCTGTTGCGTAAGCTTTCTGAAATGATTGATATTCAATTTAGCAAGATTCTGCTTTGTCTAGACTTGACAGACATCAGCGTAACTGAAATCGTAGAGTGTTACAACGATTTAGAAGAACGCGATGGTATTATCACTAAGTCATCAAGACAACAGTATAATACACTTGTAGAAGAAATGTTCGCATCATTTACTATTACCAATAATGATAATGAATATTTGTCAGACAGTGATACGCCGACTATTGTAAGTAATACAGCAACTGTAACTTATGTAGACCGTAGTGCTGGTGAGTTAAATATCACGTTAGATGGTTCTGAAAACAATCAAAATGGTTGGATATGTTTGGTTCGAGATACTGGTTCTGAAATCAGTAATTTGATTACTGCTTCTTTGGTACGTCGTAATCGTAAATCAAGCAAACCTACTCGTGACACTTATCTGTTAACTTCAGATGGTGTATTGATTGAGTTTATTCCAGCTAGTCGATTTGATATTAACCATGTATTCTATCGTATTTGCAAATTAACGCAATAAAAAGGTAAATAGAGTAGAGAGGGAATTCCCTCTCTACTCTAGATATCCTTTATGGTTTTATTTTTTAGTCAGGTGCGCCGTCTAAGGAATCATTTGGATTACCTTCGCCTTCGCTACTTTCACCACCTTCGTCGAAGTTAAAGTCATCTTCACCACCTTCGCCTCCTTCATCACCAAAGCCGAAGTCATCATCTTCGCCTCCTTCATCACTATCACCACTGTCGCCACTATCGTAGCTACCGCCACCACCTTCGCTAGGTTTAAGTCCATTACCTTCCATAAACCCTTCGGTAGATTTAACAATGTTTTTAGACTTCTCGAACATATCCATCATGTTCTTAATAGTCTTAATAGCAAAGTCACGCATAGAAGCATTCTTCTCGTAAGTCTGAACACCATCATCACTCACGGTAATGAAGTCCATAACTTCTGTACCAAAACCAGATTCAATCAAGAAGTTACGCATGATTTCTGCTTTAATCAAACCACGGTATTGGTCAATAAAGTTAGCAGCTTCTTCACCCAATACATCATTAGGCAATGATTCAGGTGAATAGATATAATCCAGTGTCTTATCAATACGAGCTTCCATTTTACTGATTTGGTCGTTAATCATCTCATCATTATCATTTGCTTTCTCTGGTAATTTAACTACCAATCCAGCAATGAATTTATCAGTGATATACTCGATAATTGTTCTAAGTGAATCATCGCTTAAAGCATTCTTATCAATTTCATCATCAGATGCTTCATTTAATACATCAAGAATATCATCCAGATTTGACTTAACTGTCTCTTTGAGTTCTGTTCTTAATGCAGGAGAAGCTAAGATAAGTTTCTTAACAAACTCTGTAAAGTAGGGGTTTTGTTTGGTTTGGATTTGTTTGACTACCATTCCTACTAAGAAGTTTTGTTGTAATACTTCTCGAGCAAAGTCTACCCCGTAGGAATTATCGACTAACTCTGGAGGTAAGAATGTACCCATTTGTACTAATCTATTAATCAATTCAGCAGTATCATTATCAGGTGCTGGGATATCAGCAGTATTTCTTGTGATATCGTGACCAATATTTGGTACTTTAGGATGGTCTGATTCAATTGCTAGACGAATATTAGATTGATTGATTCTGTCTTCAATCGTTTGTACATTCGATGCACCTACCATTAGACCAGCGGTTAATCTGGTTTTTAAAGTAAGTGCTTGTGCAATTTGAATAGTCTTTTTAGGGTCTGGGTCTTTCTCATCAATTCTAACGGTAGCTACTGTTTCAGGAATAGAATTAGCAATACCTGCACGTACTTGTGCTAACATGAATTGAATACGTAAAGATAACAATACTTTCATGTTATCGATTAACGAACGACCCATACCTTTATTATCAAAGTCCTGAGCCATATAGGTCATGATGTCTTTAGGCATAAACAATACACGTGTTCTTTGTCCTGCTAATGCACGATAAAACATAATCCTAAATGCTTCAGTAGAATCACCAATGTCTAGGTTTTTACCATATTCACCTTGACGTGTTCTTTCAATAATCTCTTTAATAATAGCATTACCATGAATACGAGATAACATTTCAATTTGACGAGCTTCATCAATCATTGAATTCATGCCATCAAACATCTCACGTCCTTGTTGGATTAATGAAGATGCCATTTTAGAACCACTGGTACGACTATTAAATGTATTACTCAAATCACGATAATAGTTAACAGGTTTTACTTTAGATAAAGGCGCACCTTCTTCATCGTGTAATACTAAATAACCAACATGTTCAGAAGGAGTACCAGGTTTATAAATGGGAATAATTGATTCTACTGGGTATTCAATTACCAAAGGTTCATTCAAATCTTTACGATAAGTCTGACGATTGTTTTTCAATATTTTAAGATTATTGTCATCGCCATAACCTGAATTAACAAAGCTATCAATGTTTTTAAATACTTTGTCTAAGATTTGTCTATCAGAAGCATTAGTTCTATCAGTATAAGATTCTCGAGATAATCCAAGTGTACCCTTAATTCGTTTATCAGTAGCTTCTTTACGAATATGTCCTAAACGAATCATGTTCAAGTCATCGGTATATTCGATAAAAGTCTCATTACCAGAACCGTTTAGATTAACAGTCCATTTACCTTCTTTACTTAATGTAATTTCAGTATCTTTTTTATCTTTTTTAGCACCATCAATATCGAAAATCTCTTTAGGAAATTCGTATTCAATTTTATCACCTACTTTAATTCTTGTATCTATTAATTGATTTACCACATTGTTAGATGTAGTAGGATTATTTGTCTGATAAAGTGTAGGTGTAGAACCATCTGTATTACCAGAAGTTACTTCAACACTATTAAAGTTAATTGAATAAGATTCTGTAGAAAGTGAATTAAGGTGTTCTTTTTTAGTTTCTGTTTTCTTACCAGCAAAACCAACACATGGTCTCATGTAATCATCAAGCTGTTTATCGATTTCTGTAATGGATTGTTTACTGGTTTGATAAGAGAATGATTCTTTAGCAAGCTCTGGGTTAATCAGTTCATCCAAGCTAGACTCTGGAATAACTGCAACACAGTAAGCACCTTTAGTAAACAGAATCTTATACATAATGTCGTATAGTCTACCATCTAAGTTAAATCCGGTAGCCATATAGTTTTTAATTCTATCTACCATTTGTACACCTGAACTTTGTGTAAACAATCCAGGTGGAGGTAGATATTGTAATTCTTGACCTGATGTAATATAAGTAGGTGAAAGAACATAGGAAATCAAAATTTGAGCAGCACGTTGTAAGTCTGGCAACAACTGCATGATGGCTTCATTGTCATCAATGTCTTGTGCTTTGTCTGAAGCCATTCCCAGCAGATAATCTAAACTAGGTGTAGTATCAGTTAACTGACCATTGTTTTTAAATGATTCTTCATTTCGACTACGAATAAGTTTTGAAAACAATGAATAACTAGCTGGATTTCTTTTAATGTCTTTTTCATCTAACTTAACAGGTCTTCCTTTTAAATGTTCATTTAACGTATTTAACAATGCGTTGTCATTTTTACCACTCATTTTTGATTACCTCTTTAAGTATATAAGGAATTTCGATATGATTAATCAATACGATTATCACTATAAAGTATATATCGATAAGTGTCTAGCCTTAGTATCCACCATGATTATTAAATCGACAAAAGATGCTAGGGACATGAGTAATGAATTATTTTACCGCACCTTACATCGATACGATGAAAATGACCCATCTAGTTGGATATATTATAAACATATCTCTGGTGAATATCACGTAACAGACGAACCTATTTACGTTATTTCTGTAGACACTACGGAAAGAATTATTTTCAATAAAGAAAATTTAAAAATACATAAAAATACTCGTAAAGAGTACTCTTACGGAACTCATAAGTACGAGGAGCTTGTTGCCAGATACCCGAATAAAGAACTCTTAATTAAAGGTATCTTAAATCCTGTAGATATTGAAACAGCCATTAATGCTGAAGATGGTACTATTCTTTCTTACGATAAACGTTTTGTAGAAATTAACGAATATACGTTGATTGAAAGACTGCAAGATAGAATATACGGAATGATAGAGCGATGGTATCAAAAACAATATAATATTGATAACACTTATTATAATATTACATTCATGGGTGTTCTTTATCAAAAACTATTAGAAGCTGTTATGGAAATACGAATGGAGAATTGCTTAACCAATGAAGCACATTCTTATCACTATCGTCGCTTCTTAGCTTCACATGGTTTTCTAGATTTCTATCTTGAACATCTAACCATTAAACAAGCCATTATCCTTTATAAGAACATTCGTTGGGTAGAACGTTATATTGGTCAAAGACATACTCAACGTTGGTTGATTAAACACATCATGACATTGCGTAGTTTACCTATTGCAGAATACAATGTCATTCAGGTATACAACGATATTGTTAAAGATGTTGAATCTATTGCCAAGTTTGAAAAAGTATCTTTAAATGGTTTAGAGAATATCGATAATGTTACTGACACATTAACATTAAAACAAATGATGGATAAAGAAGACCCATTGGCACCATTTAACTTACGTGAACGTGAGTTTGAAGAAAAGGATGCTAAAAACCTTTTAGGTTCTTCTCTGTCTTCTGAACTTAAAACTAAGATACTGGAATCTAAAGCCATTGACTTTACCGATTCAGAAACACATATTTTACCGAATATGTTATTAGACTTCTGGATTGAAATGGCGCACAAGAAAACTTATAAAGCTTATATTACGATTACTCATCCTTTAAATGGTGAGACGATTCCATTAAATAGTAAGAATGCTTTATTGCTTTATACTTACGCTGTTTATAAGTTAAATGGTATTACAGACCCATGTATTCCTGATTATACTATTGGCTTAGTACCTAATAAGAAACGACCTACAATAGATGAGTTAAAAGCTGTCATTCCAGATACGACTTTAGTATCTAATAAATGGTTAACTGAATTAATTGAAACCTTCTCGCCTATCCATCCTATTATTAATACGATTGATTTCTACGAGCAAGTACATGAACAATTTACTCAACTTAATTATTTGTTAGATAAAGCTAAAACAGATGAACACTTAGATGCAACTACTTATAAGATTGCTACAGTGTATCAAATGTACCATGCCGAGAATGTATCATTTAGAACAGATAGTTTAAAAACATTCCCACAATTCATTAGTCAGTTGTCTTTTGATGAAAAAGGAATGTTAAAACAAGACTGGTTAAAGATTGCTACAGATATTTGGAAGAAGATTACTGGTTTAGATAACATTAATATTAAATCGTTGAATAATACCCATCGTGCCATGGTTGGTTTGATGACTAAGTTGTCTAGTTATTCTGTACACTATATTCGTGAGATTAACGAAACGCCATTAATTGCTACTAATTTTAGAAGCCTTAGAATCGATGGTGGTAACAACAAGAAAACCAAACATGTTACTGATTCAGCATTCAGTAATTATGCTACTGAAATTATCGATGATGATACTGTAGGTAAACAAGATATCTACGAAGTCAGTGATGACAATGGTATCCATTCTGATGATGGTGGTATTCGCATCTTTGTTGAATTTAATATCGACCCATCTGTTAAAACATTAGATGACCATCTAACTCGTGCTAATCGTATTAATACAGATAGCTTTGTTCGTGTTGGTTTGTATAATTGGGCTGTAGGTGATGTCATTGAAGGTTTAGAAAACCCATTATCTTTACCTGCTCTACCTGGTATGCAATCTTGGATTAATATGCCAAACGAAATGAAAAGGAAAATCATTGACCAGTTTGGTGGTAATTTGGATTGGTCTGAATACGATAAAGATACTAAGAAAGCCAAAGAAGCGCTGGATTGGAATATTCGCAATAAAGATTTACGTGGTTTGGATTATAACAAATAAACGTTAGACTGAGGCGATTACTGAAATGTAGTCGTCTCAGTTATGATGCTCCTACGGGATGATATTCCTACCGGAATAATGTTCCTACAAATTTTGCAATTAAATTATAAAAGGATAAAATATGGCAACAACTACTATTGTACCTAATAAGCGTACAGTGTTTGAATCGGTTCGTACCATTATTGGTAACGAAAACCAAATTCGTCGTGAGTTAGGATTACCTTATAGCATTACTCCTAATTCTACATTGAATGAATATCTTAAAATTAACCAAAATGTAAGCCCTCCTTCTACTACTATTCCTACTATTGGTTATTACTGTATTGGTTACGGTGGTATTAGTATGCAAAACTGTACCAATAACCAAGATGTATTGCCTTTCCCTAAAGTTTTCCAACACCGTGCTGATGATACTGGTTTATTTAAAATGGTACCATTCGTTATGCGTGAAATTAATAACGACTTGACTCCTCAAGAACGTGCCAAGTATGCATTGCGTCGTGAAGAAAACTTCAAAGGTGTAAAATACTATGCTTATTATTTAAAACGCTTAGATTTGTCTCGTACTCAAATTTCTACGCAAATTATTACTAAGCAAGCTGATGGTTCTTTTACCAATACTGAATTCAATCCTCGTGACAGTAACCTGAAACCACAACCACAAGAATTGACTGTAGGTGAAGAAAACGTATTGAAAGCTACCTATGCTCGTTCAGTAGCTCAAGTACCTGTTAACTTTGGTAAACAAGACGTAGAAGAAATCTATAACGTATTTAATATTCTGCATGGTGACCCAATGACAGCAGTAATTTCCGAAATTGGTTTGGTCTCTGGTATTGACAAAACTGTAGAAGTCGTTACCTCTTCTGGTCGTTCTCAATTTACAGAAGTAATCGCTGCACAAATCGCCCACATTAACCGTACCATTCAATATCTTGGTGCGAATACTGGTGGTTTTGAATCTATCTTCAACTTAGGTATTAACGAACCTATTTGGAATATTTCTCAAAACCAATAAATCATTTAAGGTTTTATCATGACTTTTGACACCTCTGACTGGGTGTGTAATCTAATGGCTATTGACCCAGGCTCTAGTAGTCTGGGTGTAGCTATCTACGAATTAAACTTGAAGACTTTTGATATTATTAGGACTACAGCATTTACTGTACATGCTACTGGATTATCTCAATATTCAAAACACGCAAGTAATCAATATGGTGATAGGTTCGCTCGCTTTGCTGCAATGGAGAATGAACTAATGGAATTATTTGAATCCATTCGTCCATCTATTGTTATTTGCGAATCTCCATTCTTTAGTAGATTCACACCCTCTGCATTCTCTGTATTAACAGAACTGGTTTCCATTATTTAGAAGACCTTGTTT